GAGAACGGGGTTGCCTTATGCTTTCGATGCCATCTTGATTTCCACATCAAGCATGGAAGAAAGACAGGGTTTACCAAAGAAAACTTTTATGAATTTATAGCAAAGGAAAGAACATGAGTGAAGTAAACATCATCCTGACAGACAAAGAAGACGGCACTCTTGGCATCCGTATCGTGTCTGACGCACCTGATGACTCTGGTGCAAGCACTATTGCAAAGATGTTCATTGAGTTTGTAGGTCAACTACAAGCCCAAGAGCAAGCTCCAAAAATCATCACAGGGGAATAGCATGGGACAGATTATTGGATTGCTTTGTTTTTTTGCATGGCTGACTCACATCTTTACTTGTTTTGCACAAGGCTTTTGGGGTTTCCTAGTTGCTGGCGTTATCTTTTTTCCAATCGGAATCCTTCACGGGTTTTATCTGTGGTTTAACTAAGGAACTGAAATGACTTTTGAAGACTTTTGGAATGCGTGGCCTAAATCTGTTCGTAAGGGCGGGAAATCTACTTGCTTGGCTAAATGGAATAAGTTGAAGTTGGACGGTCAAACTGATCAAATCATCAAACACGTTGTTTGGATGAAGACCACGGACGCATGGAAGAAAGCTAATGGCGACTTTATCCCTGCCCCGTTGGTCTACATCAATCAGATGCGTTGGGATGGTGCTGAAGTGCCAGAGATGACAGTCAATGTCAATGTGACGTTTAAAGACCCAGCATTGGCAAAGATTGAAGAGGACACACGTAAAGCTGTTGGTATGCCAGCAGATGTTGCTGAAAAGCTACGTGCGTTAAAAAAATCTATCACTGTGCAAAACAACCTGCATTAGTGGTATAGAATCCAAACCGTTGTCGTTGCACACAACAATGTTTGAAGCCGTTTACTCATGCGTCTTGCCTTCGGGGGTTCTCGAGGGGTGCAACCAAGTCGCAGTAGTAAGCGGCTTTTTTCGTTAGTGCGGACTGTTTTTTCAGATTGAAGCGTGATTTGGTGGCACGGTTGCACAGTTGGTGCATCGCCTCTTCTGTGGCTACTTGTTTGAATAGCGTTTTCTAGGGCGCATGATAAACAACAGGGTGTGTTAGAGGTCTATCTGGTTCGAATCCAGACAATCTGAAAAAGCAGTCAAGACAACCGTCAGGGCGCGTTAGCTGATGGTCTGCATGGACTGAACCCAAGAATCACCGCACACCGATACACCCCGGTGCAAAAGGCGAACAGCGTTGGTTTAGCGACTGTTGAAGCACAAGGTAACTCAGGTGGAAACTAGGCTTTGTGTATAAGTGAATAAACCCGTCATGCGCACTTGGGGCTTTTTGTGTATTTAATGCAATTAAGAGTCTGGAGAGGAAAGGATAGAACCCCACTATCCACCCTAGGATAACTGTGGTCGAAAGGAATTGAATGGAAAAGAACACTGCACACGCGATACTGAACCAAGTCAAATTGGGGATGCACTTCTCGCAAGGAAAGATAAATGAAGCCCTTTATGTCACCGGAGACTTGGACATCAACAAACTTACGTCAGAACCTTGTAGACCACTACGCACAGATGGCCTTCAATCCTGCTACGTTAGAACAAGCCAGATGGAGTACGAAGAAATTGAAGGACGATCCTACTGGTCTATGGATTGGAATAGAAGACGAAATAGCAGCCAGATTGAAGGAGCTGGAAAATGAAGAAGCCACGCAAAAAATACACACCAAAACCGATTCGTGTTGACACCATGCATTACGTAAAGTCTGGCCTACTCAAAGTAGCAGATGTGCCAGTAGCAGGTACTAAGCTATCCATGCAAAACCATGTGTCCTTTGACGAGATTCGTGAAGGTCGTGGTGACTCTGATCATGTGGACGTATTGATCAAGATGGTCAACATAGCAGAGGCTTTAGCGAAGCTCCAGCTAGGCCGTGATTGGTTGCCAGAGATTGAGCAAGCACAGCAAGCTCTGCATGACCTTGGACAACGTGGTGTAAGTGGCAAAGGCTTTATCTTCAAAGGTGAAGAGCTAAGTATTGTGCAGACCATCCTTGAGTTGCATGATGAACAATTGAGAAACTGCCCCGTCAAAAAGATGGAACAAGCCATCGACATGGTGGACAACGAAGAAAAGCATGGACGTATGCGCCGCATTACACGATTGGAATACGCATGATGTACTTAGGCATAGACCCCGGCTACACAGGTGCTTGGGGTTTGATTGACCACAATGGCAAATACCAATCTTGTGGCGACATGTTGCACAACGAGAAGCACATTCTTTCCCGCGCTGTTTGGGCAGAGATGTGCCAAGCAATTGACCGACAAGATGTGGAAATCATCATTGAATCCGTTCATTCGATGCCGGGACAAGGTGTCAGCTCCAGCTTTAAGTTTGGAATGGCCTTTGGAGCCGCTATAGCGATCACAGAGCGCTTTAATTGTCCTTGGCATCTGGTTACCCCTCAGAAGTGGAAAAAGGCTTTAAAACTCGATTCAGACAAGAATCATTCTTTGGAGCTGGCACGAGAGCTTTGGCCTAACGCACCACTGTCTCGCAAAAAAGACAATGGCAGGGCAGAGGCGTTGTTGTTAGCGGAGTATTTGCGCCGTGAGCAACAGTAAGCACTTTGTCGATTGGGACGGGTTGAACTTTAAAGAAAAGGAGTCCGACTACGAGAAGTACCACAAGAAGCCTGAGCATTTTTATGAGACTTTTGTTGGCCCACGCAATACTTGGGGTGGTGCTAGGCGTGGTGCTGGACGTAAGCCTTGGAAAAAAGTTGAAGAAAAAGATGATGACCTATTGACTGTACAGTTAAAACTCAATAGAATCCAAATTATGTTACTTAAAGAAATGGGTAACGGAAGCTTGGACGCAGGTGTTCAGGCGTTAATTGAAAAGGAAATGTAATGTTTGATAGCGTAATTGCAACTACGGTTGCTGAATGGTTCCCGCCTGATGGCCCAACGGTAAACCCTTGGCCTTTCCCTTCTTGTCCTCCAACGCCTTGGACTGCCAAACAAGAACAAGCGTACCAACAAGCGCAACGCGCACAACTGCCAGAGGCTCCGCTATGACTTCAATTGGATTTTTGTTTTTTGTTATTGGATTTGTTTTTGTACGTTGGTTTGGCGTGTCAGCTATTGATTCGTTGCTTGGTCATATCAACATCTTTGACCAGATTGGAATCCCTTTGATTTACATCGGATTTGTTTTGATGCTTGCAGGAATTTCAACTTGGTTATGGAGTGTTATGCCATGAGTAAAGAAGTAATGAAGCTGGCGCTTGAGGCGTTGCAAGAATGTAGGCGTGACCCACGTTTGAAATACGAGCATCCAACTTACGACAAAGCCATCAAAGCCCTAGAAGAAGCACTAGCCAAGCAAGAGCAACCGATCAAGGAAGTTGTGGTCAATGCTGATTACCGTGAGATGTGGAAGCAGCAAGTTAAGATGAATCAGCAATTAACTGCTGCCCTCTCAGCGCCGCCAGCCAAGCAACAGCAAGGTGAGCCTGTAGCGCGTGTTGGCCCTTGGCATGATGGACGATTGACTTTGATTCCAAGATATAGCTATCAAACTTTTGAGCATAACCAACCACTTTATGCCACACCACAACAACGCAAGCCGCTGAACCACGAGCAGCGAGTGGCAGTTGCATCCGCATGGCGTGATGGCAATGGCACTGTGTCAGAGCTAATCAGCCTAGTCGAAGCCGCCCACGGCATTAAGGAGTAAGACATGTTAGACAAAGAAGACATATCAACAGCAAAAGAAATTGCCAAAGTTTTTCGTGAAAGCAAAGTTGATGAACTGGTCGTTGCTGGAAATTTGATTACTGTTTTGCTTGCAGAGCGTGAACAACAACGCACATGGGTTGGGCTGGATGAGGAGGATGATATTGATTGGGAAGAAGGTGGCAGCTTGAGAGATTTAGTCGAAGCTGTTGAAGCCAAATTACGTGAGAAGAACACATGAGGGAGGTCACATATCTGATCTACATCATTCTTTGGGAAGGCATGATATTTGGTGGAGCTGGCTATGCTGTGTTTGGACTCAACCATTCAGGATGGTGGATTCTTGCCGCAGTAGTTGTTGGTGGGTGTGCATATCCACCAGAGCGATGGATTCATGGCAAGGGGAAGAGAATTGCGTAAGCCCATAGGTATCACAGTCCCATATCGGGAGGTTGGCTACAAAAAGAAGGCAACCCTTGAGGAGCTTGAAAAGAAACTGAAAGAACTTGAAGAACGTATTGAACAACTAGAAAAGGAAAAGAAATGACAGAAGACCAAGCACAAAAAGCCATAGATTTCATAAGAGACAAAGCCCCTGAGTTTGCCAAAGCAAAAGCAGAGCGAACCTATATAGAAAATGCCTTGAAAAGCAAGAAAGCAATCCTGATGGCAGACAGTGATGCAAGCTCATTAGGTGCAAAAGAGATGTATGCCTA